ATGCTGGTCTCCTTGCGGTTGGTATTAAATTAAGCGCTATTCGCCGTAGATGCACCACAGCTCGCTGCCGTCCAGAAAGCGAGTGTGGAACTCCACGCCGTAGCCATCGAGTTTCAGCGCGGCAAGCTGCCGAGCCTTGGTGCGCTTGGATTTTTTGTCGGTCTCGTAAGACACAAGGTACTGGCCGCGCGTGTACACCTCGGCCTTGATTTCTTTGAGCGTCATCATCTTCGTCTCCTTCAGGGGCCGAGGCTTAACGGGCAAGGCCGAGGTTCTTGTACTGCTCAATCGTCGCCTTGGCTTCTTTCACCAAGCACCGGGCGTTCACCACGACGTAGTTCACATCGCTCTTGGCAAGCTGCTTTTCGGTGACCTTGGCAAGCTCTTCTTCGACTTGGGCAATCGAGTCGCGGGCCACATGCAGCGCCCGGTTCGCATCCCGCGCTGCCTCGATGGTGCAGTTAACTTTTGCCTTCAGCGAAAAGTGCTGAAGCGCCTTGTTGTGGTAGTTCAGGTAGTGAGTGACCGTGGTAATGGCCTTGATCATCTTCTTGCTCATCTTCATCTCCTTTTCAGCGGTCGGGGAAGTCCGGTTGCTGTCTGGAGCTAATCTTAAGCCCTTAAAATAAGACCAGTCAATAGGCAAGTGAAAATATTTTTATTCGGATGTCAACGTCACTTCGTGTCACCGAATGACGGTGACTTGTGCGGGCAAGGAAACTAGGGTCGCCCGTTGACGGCACGGTAAATCCAGTATCAAACTCGGCATGCAATGACAAAAAAGGGGTTCATAAGATGGCAGACCTGACAAAGATTTTTGGCGGCCCTTGGTCACCGCCGCCAGAGCCGATGCGGCCAGATCCGCCGGAAATCCAGCTTAGATATGCGATTTCCGAGGCCGGCCTTGAGCCGCCAGACAACATCCTGCTGGACGGCAAAATTCATCGTTTCCGCTCTGGCTCCAAGGGGAGTGGGCGCGGCGCCGGGGACAAGACCGGCTGGTACATTGTTTTCCCTGATGGCGTTCCTGCGGGCCGTTTTGGCTGCTGGCGCGCAGGGATTGAGGCCACGTTCCGGGCTGACATCGGGCGCCCGCTGAACGCCGCTGAGGAAATGGCACACGCTCGGCGGATGGCCGAGGCCAAGGCGGCGCGGGATGAGGAGCAGGCCAAGCAGCGCGCCACCGCCGCCGAGACGGTGGATAAAATCTGGTCGTCCGCTGGCCCTGCGAGCGCTGAGCACGAGTACCTCAAGAGAAAGGGCATTCAGCCGCACGGCGCCCGGATAACCGGCGACGGCCGCCTGATGGTGCCCCTCTGCGGAATTGACGGTGCCATCAGCTCGCTCCAGTACATCGACGCCGATGGCGGAAAGCTGTATCACCCCGGCGGCCAGACCGGCGGCAAGATGTGGCTTGTGGGCTCGCCAGATGAGCCCGGCGTCCTGTATGTGGCCGAGGGCTTCGCGACTGCGGCGACGATCCACGAGGTCTCCGGCCGGCCGTGCGTGGTGGCCTACAGCGCCAGCAATCTGGTGCCAGTGGTCGGGGCGCTCCGCGCTATGCACGGGCCGTCCCAGCAGATTGTTGTCGTTGCTGATAACGACGAGTCGGGAGTCGGGCAGCGGTACGCAGAGCAGGCCTGCGCCAAGTACGGCGCTCGCATGGTTTTGCCCCCTATCAGGGGCGACGCTAACGACTTCGCGCAGTCGGGCCATGACCTCGCGCTGCTGCTGGCGCCACCAGCGGCGCACGACTGGCTCATCCCCGCCGACGAGTTCAGCGCCCAGCCAGCGCCCATATCGTGGCTTGTGAAGCGCTGGGTGCAGGCGCAGGCGCTCATCATGGTTCACGGCCCCAGTGGCGGCGGTAAGACGTTTGTGGTGCTGGACTGGGCCTTGCGTCTGGCCAGTCATCTGCCTGACTGGGCGCAGCACGCCGTTCGCGACGGGGCGGTGGTCTATCTGGCCGGCGAGGGCCATCATGGTCTTCGGGCTCGCGTCGCGGCTTGGAAGCATCACCACGGCGTGACAGCGCTCAAGATGTGGCTCAGCCGTGACGGGTGCGACCTCAACACGCCGGAGGGTTACGCCAGAGTCGTTGACCATATTCGCCTTTTGTCGGAGCGGCCGACGTTGATTGTGATCGACACGCTGCACCGATTCCTTTGCGGCGACGAAAACTCGGCGCAGGACACCAAGTCCATGCTCGACGCCTGCAACGCGCTGATGGCGGAGTTCAAGTGCAGCGTGCTGCTGGTGCATCACACTGGCGTTGCCGAGGAGGCTCAGCACCGCGCTAGAGGCTCCAGTGCGTGGCGTGGAGCGCTCGACATCGAGGTCTCCATCGTGCCCGGCAAGGACGGCGAGCCGCTGCAAATCATCCAGCGCAAGAGCAAGGACGCCGAGCTGGCTGAGCCGGTCTACGGCCGGCTGGAGTCGGTCGAGATTCCGGGCTGGCAGGATGAGGATGGCGAGCCGGTGAGCAGTGCAGTGCTGGTCGTTGACCCGAGCGCCAAGCCCTCGGCGCCGGCCGGGAAGAAGGACAGCAAGCTGACGCAGCACCGGAAATTCTGGGAGAACGCATGGTGGGGCGCAGGCGCCGAGGAGAACGCCGGCCAGCCGTATGTCCGGCGGGAGGCGATGATCGTCTATCTGGTCGAGCAGAAGGGGCTGAGCGAGGCCTCGGCGAGGCAGATGGTCAAGCCCAGCGCCACCGGAAAGTTCATCGCCGATTTGCTGGAGGCGGGCCTCATCGAGGCGAGGGACGAGGGCTGGGTGATGGCCGATGCGGTCGTCGCCAGTGCGCTGATGCTGCGCAAATCGAGTGGTAACGTAACGTAATTTCTGGGTAACCGTTACGTTTAGTTACCGGGTAACGGAACGTAACGTATCGTAACTTGAGGGTAACGGTTACCGGGGGCAAAAGTAGCGCCGAACGTAACGTAACGTAACTCCCCCCTTTAGGGGGGTTACGTCAGTTACCGGCGTTACCGGGTCGGCCAGTACCGTTACGGGGAGGTCAGGATGGTCTTGATGACGCGCAAGGGGATGGCAGAGCTAGTGAGCATCCTGCGGGAGTACCGCAGGGGCTACCGGCAGATGACGGTGGCTATGGTGGCCGCGCAGGCGGCGCTCGCGGCCGACAGCTTCGACCGGCAGGGGGATGGATGGGTTATCCTATGGCCGCATGAGACCAAGAGTGGGGAGTGCGAGTGCCACTGGCTTGCGCCAGATTGTTTTAGATTTAGCGTTAAAAATTGCGGTTGAATTAATCGCAAAAAAATAGAGGCGGCGCTTAAGTAGCGCTGATAAGACATGCCAAAGGGTGTTAGACAGGGCGGCCGGAAACCGGGCACGCCTAACAAAAATACGGCGGCGCTGAAGGACATGATTTTAACGGCGCTCTCAGAGGCCGGCGGCGTGGCGTACCTCGCGCAGCAGGCGGTGGAGAATCCCGGCCCCTTCATGGCGCTGGTCGGGAAGGTGTTGCCGCTTCAGGTTAAGAGCGAGGCGACGACGACCGTCGAGGCGGTGGTCTCGCTCGGCAACCTCAGCGACGCCGAGCTTCGGCAGATGCAGGCGATGCTTGGCAAGGCCGGGCTCGCTGAGCGGCCGGCGATTGAGGGCGTCTCGCGGGTCATCCAGTGACGCTGCTGACGGCGGCAGCGCTCAGGGCGGCGGTAGACGCCGAACTGGTCAAGCGCTCGGCCAGTGCGAGCCTGTACGAGTTTGTCCGGCAGGCGTGGCATGTCGTCGAGCCGGGCATCCCGTTTATCCCGAGCTGGCACATCGAGCAAATCTGCGAGCACCTTGAGGCGGTGAGCGCGGGCGACATCCGGCGGCTTCTGATCAACATCCCGCCTCGGCACTCAAAATCAACCATCGTTTCGGTGATGTGGCCGATGTGGGAGTGGCTCACAACCCCGGAGCAGAAGTTCTTGTGCGCCTCATACTCCGGCACGCTGTCCATCAGGGACAACCTCAAGGCGCGGCGGCTGGTGCAGAGCCCTTGGTTTCAGTCTCGCTGGGGGCACCTGTTCGCTCTAGCGGGCGACCAGAACGCCAAGCAGCGGTTTGAGAACGACAAGACCGGCTACCGTATCGCGACTAGTGTCGGCGGAACGGCGACCGGCGAGGGCGGCAGCCGGCTCATCCTCGATGACCCGCACAGCGCTCAGGAGGCTCAGTCGGACACTCTGCGCGAATCGACGCTGGAGTGGTTTGACATGGTGTGGTCAACCCGGTTGAACAACCCGAAGACCGACTCAATGGTGGTCGTCATGCAGCGGTTGCACGAGCAGGACGTTAGCGGACACATCCTTGAGCGCGGTGGCTGGGAACACATCTGCATCCCGGCCGAGTACGACGGCGTGCGGCGCACGACCTCGTTGGGCGCCTACGACCCGCGCAAGGCGGCCGGAGAACTCATCTGCCCTGACCGATTCGGCAGGGCGGAAATCGAGTCGCTTAAGCAGTCGCTGGGAACCTACGGAACGGCCGGGCAGCTTCAGCAAGACCCGACTCCGGCCGATGGCGGAATTCTCAAGACCAAGCACTTCCAGCTCTGGCCGGCTGACGAGGGGCTGCCGCAGTTTGAGTTCATCCTCCAGAGCTACGACTGTGCGTTTACGGAAAGGTCAACCGGCGACCCGACCGCCTGCACGGTGTGGGCCGTTTTTACGCACAAGGGCGAGCGCAACGTGATGCTAATCGACGCATGGGACGAGCATCTGAGCTACCCCGACCTCAGGGCGCGAGCCATCAAGGACTGGAGCACCGAGTACGGCGGCGGCGGAAAGACCAAAGACAACCCCTACGCCCGGCCGCGCCGGCCTGACCGGGTGTTGGTCGAGGCCAAGGCCAGCGGCCAGAGCCTGCTGCAAGACCTCAGGCTAGCCAAGGTACCGGCTGTCGGCTACAACCCCGGCAACGCCGACAAGGTCAGCCGAGCGCATCAGGCGGCGCCGACGCTGGAGCTGGAGCTGATTTGGATTCCCGAGTCGGCGAAGAACCGCGGGCACACGGTGTCGTGGGCCGCTGGCTTCCTCAAGCAGGTCGGCAAGTTTCCGGTCGCCGAGCACGACGACTATGTGGACACGTTCACTCAGGCTGTTATATTTCTCCGCAACGAACGATGGTTTGAGCTGCCCGTGGCGCGAGACCATGATGAGCCGCGAAAATACCGCAAGGAGAGGACAAACCCCTATGCCGCCTAAAACCCCAGCATGGACGCGCAAGGAGGGCAAGAACCCGAAGGGCGGATTGAATGCCAAGGGCCGAGCCTCGGCTAAGGCCGAGGGGATGAACCTCAAGCCTCCGGCGCCGCATCCGAAGACCGAGAAGGACGCCGCGCGGCGCAAGAGCTTCTGCGCCCGCATGGGCGGCATGCCCGGCCCGATGAAGGACGAGAAGGGCAAGCCGACGCGCAAAGCGCTGTCGTTGCGGGCTTGGAACTGCTGACATGCCGTCGCGAGTCAAGTCAGCGCTCAGCAGGCTGAAGCAGATAGCCGAGCACGTTGACGCTCCGACGACCAAAATCGACGACTGGGTTTGGCGCCCGCTGTCCGATGTCCACCGAGACACCGGCTACATCGAGGAGGTGCCGGCCTACATTCAAGACGGCTTCGGCCAGTTCATGCTTGACCAGACCGACCGGGCGCGGCGCGGGGAAATGGGGCCGCGAGACCTGCTCAAGGCGTACGGCATAACCCGAAGCAGCGTGATGCGAACAGCCCGAAAGCTTCACGATATTGAGAGCGCCGGCCTCAAAATCTACGACCCAGAGTCGGAGCTGATTCGCCCTGAGGGCGCGTTCTCTAGCTGGCTGCTGAGCCCGGCCGGGCAGAAGTACCTCGACCTCGCTGAGCAGGGCGTCGCAGACACCGATTCGATTGAGGACATCCGGCGCAAGTTCCGGGTCTTCGGAATGCAAAACATGCTGGCCGACGACCTGCGTTATGCCGCCGAGAACCTAGCCCCGAAAGGGCGCGAGTTGAACGAGATGCTGTTCGCCCCCATTGACGACTGGCGCGGCTTCACCGAGGGCATCAAGGGCGTATCAAGCGGGAAGTCTGGATTCCCGGCCAGCATGCTGGGCCGCGGCGACATCGGCACGTTCGACGCTAGAGAAATCAAAGGCCACACCGGAATGTCCAGCGAGGACGCTGGCAAGTACATGGCGCGCTCTCGGCAGGGGAGGCCCATTGGCGGCTACGAGGCGGTTGACCGCATGGGCGACAGGCAGCGGGCGATGGATGTCAGGATAGATCCTGCCCTTGAGCCGTACTATCAGCACCTTGTGCATCACGGGAACTGGGACGCTTTTGAGGGAGACCAGACGACTCACAACGACCTCATCCGCACTCTGCGGCCGGGCATGGCCAAAGGCGGTCTGGTGGCTTTAGCCGAGAAGGCCTTCAAGGCCGCGCTGGAGGCGCCGAGGGAAACCGTGACGGCCTACAAGCTGTTCCGCACCAACCCGCAGTACCCAGAGCACCTGTTCCCCCTGTTCGTTGATGCAGACAGGCCTGTGCCGATGGGTGAGTGGCTTCGCGCTGAAGCGGGGCCAGCAGGCAAGACTGAGGGCAAGGTCAAGTCTAAGCTGGGCGATCTTGCATACCGACCGGGCTGGCATGCCGGAGACTTGCCAATCGCGACGCACATCGGTGGTGGAGGCTCGCCGCCGACCTATCGCCCCGACAATCAGGTGTGGGCGGAAATCGAAATGCCGGCCGATGTTGACTGGCAGTCAATTGCCGACAGCCGAGCGCGAATGACCAAGGCTGGCCTGCCAGACCTCAAGACCGCGCACATCACAGATCAGGTGCCCTACGGCGGCTACTACCGCTACAAGACCAATCCCAACATGACCGGCAACTGGCTTATCGGCGGCGACATGCGGGTCAACCGAGTGCTGACCGATGACGAGGTCAGGGCCATCAACGACGCGCACGGCGTCGCTGACTTGCCTCGGTTCAAGGCTGAGGATCTTGGCGAGCCAGAGTACGCCAAAGGCGGCCTCGTCTCCCTGATGGAGCGAGCGCTCAAGCTCGCGCAGGAGCGGGCTGCGTTACCAGTCGAGCAGCATGGGCTCGGGCTTCGTCCTCGCAACACCCCTGCGGAGCGGGCCGAGGCGATGGGCTTCACGGTGCCGGCGTATCATGGCAGCAGCAGCCCGGACATCGAGAGGTTTAGGCTCAACACCGATGACGAGGCCGGAGTGCTGGCCCGGTATCGGCAGGCTGTTGCCGAGAACAAACCTTACGGCTACATGAATTTTCGCGACGGAAGTTTTTTTAGCCCTCGGCCAGACTACGCCGAGCACTATGCAGTAGGCGACAGGGCGACGATGTACCCAGTGCTGCTCAAGGCTGACAATCCGGCGCGAGTAGGCTCAGGATTTAAGCCCTTGACGCTTAGGCGCACGCCTGACTCGATGGAGGTCTACAACGATGGCTCGCTTGATGAAATTGCAGTGATGGATCCAGATAACATCCGTTCCCGCTTTGCGGTTTTCGATCCTTGGCGCATGAATTCTGGGATCGCCGCAGCACTAGGCTTGGCCGCACCAGACCTACTGGCAGACGAAAATGAGCGGTAGGGGAGGCCTCGCGGCCTTGATGGAAAAGGCGCTGAGACTCGCGCAGGAGCGGGCTGCGCTGCCGGTTGAGCGACATGGTCTTGGGCTGCGCCCCGACAACACTCCTGCGGAGCGCGCGGCAGCGATGGGGTTCAGCACTGATGCCTATCACAGCACCAAGCATGACCCATCGGTGTTGCTGCCAAGGCCGCCTGCCAGCTCGTCGCGGGGCACCGACTTTGGCGTGCATGTCGGCAACGAGGAGACAGCATTCAACGCGATAATTCCGTCCCACATGCGACGCTATTACACCGACGTTGAGGGCGGCGAGAAGGGCGCAAAAGAAATTGCAAATCGAATAAACGGCGCTCAAATCATGCCGCTTAAGGTCAACCCCGGCCGAGTGTTAGAGGTTCCAGACTTTGGGCGATGGGATACCCCCGGAAACCTGTTGAGCAACATTGTCAAGGAAACGTGGAGCCCGCCGTTTGATCAGTTCAAGGATAGCGTAGTTACAAATGACCCAGACGCCTTGCGCGAATTGGTTGACATGGCCAACACGGCAATCGATGAGCGATTTGGGAAACCGCAGTATGAGGACGCTCTTGAAAAAATTGTCAAGGACAGGGGATACGATTCTATAGCCTACAAAAACAACATTGAGGGCGAAGGCTCTATGAGTCGCATGTTCTTCGACCCGGACAGAATACGCTCCCGCTTTGCCGTGTTTGACCCGTGGCGAAAAGACGCTGCCACCGCAGCGGCTCTAGGACTGGCGGCGCCTGACCTGTTGGCCGCTGAGCCGGAGGAGTACGCGAGGGGCGGCCTTGTGAGGCTCGCTGACAAGTACCTGCCTCGCATGATGTCTATCTTCAGCGGCGGCGGCACGGCTGAGCACGCGCTTGAGGGCATGGTCAGGAAGGCCGGCGCGGTCGAAATCAACCCGGAAATTGCGCAGCACTACGCGAGGGTTCACGGCGGCCCTGTGACCAACGCTGATGTGCGAGACATCGACTTCGGGCCAATGGCAGGCGAGGTGGACTACCTCCACGCTAGCCCAAGTTGCACCAATTACAGCAGCGCCGGATGCCGCATCGAAAGCCCCATCGACCTGATGACTGCCGACGCAACGGCCCGCGCCATCAGGGACATCCGGCCGCCGTTGTTCACGCTGGAGAACGTGCCGGCCTATCAAGACCGGCAGGCGTTCCGCAAGATTGCGGATGAACTGAACGAGCAGGGCTACAACTGGGACATCGTTCGCCACAACGCAGCCGACCTCGGCGCCCCCAGCATCCGCAATCGCATGATGGTGCGCGCGATGCTCGGCGGCGAGCTTCCGCCGGCCCAACAATACTTCCCCAAGCCCGGCGACTGGTTTCCGGCTATCGAGGATCAAATAGACCTCATGCGGCCGTCTGAGCTGGCGCCGTGGCAGATCAAGCGCCTCGCTGAGCGAGGCATCGACCCGGCCAACCCCAAGCTGCCGCTACTGGTCGGCGGCGGCTCAGGCTTCAAGGGAGACATCCCAATGGCGTTCGCCGGCAGACCGGGCATCACGGTGTTGTCAAGCCCGGTGCAGGTTGACCGGGTGATTTTTCCGGGCGGCGATGTGCGAGCGCTGAACGGGCGCTCCTACGCTCGGCTACTGGGGCTGTCGGACAGCTATCCGCTCCCCGATGACCCGCGCCTCGCAAAGCGAATTGTAGGCAACGGCATGGCCCCCGCGATGACCCGCGAAGTCGTCGGCCCGCTCATCAGCGAAGGCCTGCGCAGCATCCTCAAAAAATACGAGTAAGGCGGTATGGACGAAGAGTACGATTACATCTATCCGCCCGAGGGGTACTTCCCGCAGGCGCCTGAGTCCGACCCGGGCCTGCTGGAGCTGGCCAACAGATACCGAAAGGCGCTGGCCGCTGAAGCCCTCACGGGGATGGCTCGCTCGATTAGCGAGGGGCCAGTAAAGAACGCCAAGGATTTCGGCACTGGATTCCTGCGGAGCGGCGCCGACTGGGCCGGCGGCCCAGCAGACATACTGTCGATGCTGCCGCTGTCGCCGCCCGAGGGCGGCAACCCCTACGCTCGCTCAATCCGCAATCTGCTCGGGTCTGACGCTGAGAGGCCTTACATGGGCAGCGACTACCTCGCTGACCGAGCTGGGCTACAGGGGGAGGGACTGGCCTATGAGACTGGGCGCATGGCCGGCGGATTCGGCGGCCTTGCGCTGTTGAAGGGACTGCTGCGCCAAGCGCCCGGGGCAACTAGGCTGATGATGAGGATTCGGCCGAACTGACCTTGAGCGTCCACAGCTCCCAGTACGCTGGGTGCATCCGGCGGTTCCCGGCCTCCCACTCCTGCCAAGCGCGCCAGCCGCAGTAGATCAGCGCTGCGGCGGCGGCCTGCGTAAGGCCCGCCCGTTGCCGGGCGGCCTTGACCTCATCAGGACTCGGGCTCTTCATCGTCTTTCACTCGCCACGCAAACCCCTGAGCCCAGTCAGGCAGCGCCATCACGGCGGCCTGCACCTGCGGCATAGTGCCGCGCCAGATAGCACCGATGACCATCTGCTCAACCTCCACAAGGCCGGCGTCAACGCAGGCCTTGCGGATTGGGGCGTAGTAGTGGTTGCCGACCTCAGTCTCCGGCATGTCGTCGGTCGGCTGCTCAACTGACTCCATCATCTGGTCGATCTGCGCCATGTTTTCGCTCCCGAACGGGAGCGTGAAAAGAAACTCCAATTGCTCCAATTGCTCGCTCATTTCTGAATCCTCACTTCTTGCCTCTGGGCGTTAACAGGATGGTCGAGCGCGTAGCCAAGCCCGACGTAAAGAACCGAAACAACCAGCGCCACCGCAATGACGGCAAAGGCTGTTTCTCGGCGCTCAATGGCCTCCCTGCGCCGTGCGCGGAGGTCTCTCTCATGGTCATGCATTTTTTGTCTCCTGTTGCTTGAAAAATGGGGCCGTTGCCGGCCCCTGTTGGTTACTTGATGAGCCGGGTCGGCCACTGGTGGAACAGCGTGCCGAGGCCGGAGCAGTTGAGGATGCGCTGGGTCTTCCAGCGCTGCACGGTGCCGTCGGCCAGCGTCACCGTGAGCACGCTGTAGCTCCACAGTCCGGCGCTGTCGCCCATCAGCTCGGCCGCGACGACGGCGCCGACCTTCTTCTCAAGCTTTGCGGCGTAGGCCTCAAAGCTGGCGGCGGCCTCGGCCTTGATTTGACCGCGCACCTTTTCGACGCGGGCCTCGTCGAGCGCGACCATGTCCGGCTCGTCAATGCGACGGCCGCAGGTCAGCGGCCGGGTGATGCTGCTGAAGAAACCGCAGACGGCCCGCAGGCGCATGTAGTCGCCCCGATCCATGTTGCCGTTAGGCCGGGGAGCGGCAACATCCAAGTCCCAGCCGGCGGCTTCTAGCTTGGCGACGGCCTTCGCGACCATGATGTTGTATTCGGCGTTGGCGTCGTCAATGGCGGCGTCGCGGAGCGGGGCGATGGCGGTGGCAATAGGTGAGTTAGTCATTACTGGTTACCTGTTGTTGTTGAGGTTTGAATTGTACGCACGCATTGCGTGCTACGCAAGCATTTCTTTCGGGCGCTTGAGCGATGGGCTAAACTTTCAGAAATCCTTGATTTTTTTGACGAGGGAATGCTGTGAATCCTGTTGTAAACGCCAAAAAGATTCTTACGCGCCTAGCGCGGCACCCCGCAGGAGCAAAAAGAGGGAATCCTGAATACAAGCAGGATTTCATCAATAACGACTCAAACTTTCCGATGAGTCACTACGGACACATCAGCGAGCCGACTGTTCCGAACGTGGACATTCCGAGGTTCATCGACCCTTATGAGCTGAGGGGGTCGGTGCTGACACCGCTGTATGGAGACCAAACGGACGCCGGTCGCAGGCTCAAGTCGATTTTGATTGGAGACTTGCAGTTTGATTTAGATCGCCCAGTCGAGCTAATGGGTGGCCCGCGATTTGGCCTGTATCAGCGCTATAACGAAGACCCGAACGCTATATGGGCTTCAGACAAAGGCGCCGTCTCTAAATATGCAGCAGGCTGGAGAGGGCTTTCCGAAAAACATGGCGGCGCTGATGTTTTGCCTGTCTTTACGGGACAAGGACGACAGGCTCAACAGTCAAACACTATGTTCTCAGACGTTCTGGCTCAGATGCTTAACAGCTCGCCGCTGAATCGGGCAGCAGTAAAGCTGTTTGATGAGGGCGCCAGAAAGATCGCTCCAAATTTTGTGGGGATGAGGTCAGAAAAACTTGCCAATCAGTTGCGCGACATGTCTTTCGACCTGCGCGGCGAGTTCATGAAAAATTATGTGGCTTCTAAATCAATCCAGCAGAGGGGATTCCCTGACATGGTGGCGATTGGGAACGCCCTCAATGATCCGGGCGTTCATCCTGACGCCAGAATGGCCGGCTATGTCATCAGCAGGGCTGATTTGGGGAACCTAGTTAATAGGAATCCTCTGTTCCCTCACCCGTCTTACAAGAACAATTTGCACGGCGAGGTGCTTGGCGGGTTTAGAGAGCAGATTCCCGCACACTTGCTGTGGCGCCCAACCTACGAAGCCAGAATGCCAAAAGCAGAGGCAAAGTATATTGAGACCAATGGGCCATACATAGGCCGCTACATGGACGACGAGGCTATCGACGAAATCAGCCAGTACATCGAGGATGCTGCGGCAGCTCGCAAACTGGGCGGCTACGCCGAGGGCGGCCTCTCAACGCCCGAGGAGCGTGCCAGACGCGCCGAGGAGCAGATGGGCGGCGTTACCCCTGACGGCTACGCCAGCAGCCTGCCGCCGACGCTCAGCATGCAGTTTGGCGACCTCGTCAGCCCCTACCTCGACGCCGCCTATGACCTGTTCCCGAAGGAGAATCCGCGAGGGAAATTTCTGCGCGACATGATCATGGGCGAGGCGCCAGAGGCCGCCCGGCGTATGGCAGAGGGCGAGCCGAATGTGTTGGCCAACACCCGCTCGCGCAACCCGCTCGATTGGAAGATCAATTCTGAAGCGCTCGACATGGCAGGGGCATTGCCGCTGGCCACGGCGACTGGCGCACTGGGCAAGGTTGCCGGCGCGGTCAAGGCCTCCGCACCGCTGCTTGGCGGACTCGGAGTCATCAAGCAAAAGGGCGGGAACTGGGTGACTACCAACCTACCCAGCTTGAAAGAATTGAAAGACTCGGAAAACGGCAACTTAGCAGAATACGAAGCTGCGATAGATGTCAACAGAATGACTCCGGCGAGCAGGGTTGCTAGGGAAATCAATCCTGTTTCTTCTGATGCGCATGCTGCCTTGAAAGCGCAGATGGACGCTTTGGAAGATCAAGGATTGATAACCAGAGAAGAATGGTGGGAGGGGGTAGATAGATTTAGCAATTATCCGAGAAACATTTATCAGCTACAACCTTCTCCGAGGGATTATTTAGACAAGGTAAAAGACCTTAAGCAAAGATTCGGCAGCGAAAGCAGCCCACACACCAGTTCAGGCTTGTGGGACGACACGTTTGATCAGTTTTTAGAAGTACACGCGCCAGCACTTGAGCAAGACCAAGCGCTGAATGACTGGGCTAACAAGCAGCTTGTTCGATACCTCCAGAACGACTTGGCAACGCCGGGAGATCCGGTCAGAGCGCTCGCTGAAAAACGAACCGAGGAGTTTGCAAGACAGCGTGATGCCGCTTACAAGGAAGCGGATAGGTACGCTGAGCATGCTGATAAATTGCGAGCTGAAGGCCCAAGGCCGGGAATGCCTCGCGGAACTTGGGAGACTGCAATTCAAAATGCAGAAACACGAGCCCAGCAAATTATTGAAGGCGCCATGCTGGACTACGAAAAAAACCTCAGAGAAGGAACCTTGCACTTCAAGACAAACTCAAGAGAGTTGCCGGGGGGTGAATACTTTGGGTTAAACGAACAAACCGCAAACTCGGGAAGAAGGGCCGCAGGAATGCCCGAGGAGACAACCGGAACCTCTCCGGTTGCTAGGCTTTGGGATGTTGCGGCTGACACCGCAATCTCTCCCCAGACCATCGGGGGCATAAGGAAAAGGGCTAACGAAGAAGGATGGCGAGGGCTAAAAGACTATAGCGGCGGGCCGCCGATGTCGTCTGAGCAAATAAACGCTTTAGACCCCGAGTCTTTTTACCACCTTAGATTTTACCCTCTAGTCAACTCCCCTGAAGAAGGGGCAGCCATAAACAAGCACATAATTTCTGCAAATCCTTGGACAAACAATTTAAGCCCAGAAACCCCGATGTACGGCTTGGACAGCACGGCTGATCTGCAACTAGGTGAGCTAATGCGCCAAATGTCAAACCTTCTTCCGCACAGATGGCAGAGGGGAGAAATGAAAGCATCTGGGGTGCCGGATAGCTTTATGCTTAAGCCAGAAAACCTCAAAAACATGAGCGTTGATGCGGCAATTGCCAGAATTGCAGACGCAAACCTTGCCCATGAAAAAGCAATGCTTGAAAAGGCTGCGAATAGTCCGGTAATTCAAAAAATTAAGGATTATCCAGAGAGCGATTTGTCTTGGGTTCAGTTGAGCATTCCAAGGCAAACAGACTCTGTTCCCATTAACGCAGGCTCAACGCTGGATGAGCAACTAGAGGCTATGAGTGACGCCAAAAAAGCGCATATGGCCAAATACAAGCCGGAGCTTGAAGGCGCTCTGAAGATGGAAGGGACTCGGATGAGTCATTGCGTCGGCGGTTATTGCGAGCCTGTATCAAGAGGACAGACTCAAATTTTTTCGCTTAGGGACAAGAGAGGCGTTCCCCACACCACGATTGAGGTTCAGCCGCCAAGCTCTAGCGACTGGGATTCTTTCTGGAACAGTATCCCTTCCAAGCGCAGGGATGAGATTTTTGGCCCTGACTCCCCGCTTCAGGGCCACGCGAATTACGTCGCGGATGATCAAGAAATCTACAACGAGGCAGTGAAGCATTTTGTTTTGCCAGACCCGCCGAGGCCTTCAGTTTTACAGGTGAAGGGCAAATCCAACGCAGCGCCAGCGGGAAGATACCAGCCAATGATTCAAGATTTTTTGCGCTCACAAGGCCCGTGGAAAAACATTGATGACGGGTACAACACCGGCCTTGAGCGATATGAGCTTGACGAACTTATTGAAGACAACGTCTACCAACCCAACGAGCTTACCGACGAATTTGAAGTCAACGACTTTGACCTCAACGAGGGCGACGACGTTCTGCCAGACTTTGATCTGGACGACGAAGAGAATTTTGCCAAAGGCGGCGTAGTTGACGCCGACCGCAATCGGCTGAACTCAATCATCGGCGCGTTCTTGTCGGACAACCCCGGCCAGTACGCCGAGGCCGGCGAGCCGGAGCGGGCAATGAACGTCTACCAACCCAACGAGCTTACCGACGAATTTGAAGTCAACGACTTTGACCTCAACGAGGGCGACGACGTTCTGCGCGAGCTGCGACAGGATGAGCGCCGCCGACCGCGCGGCAGAGTTGATGTCGGGTTTGGCACTAACTCGATGACGGCGCCCGGATACTCGCGCAGCGGCTTTGGCGGTGGCGGCTCAGGGTCTCTCCAGATTCCGGCTGGCTCGGCCACGCTAGAACTGGGCGCCAGCGGTGGCGGTGGCCGCATGACCGCGCGAGGCCCGGGCTGGCAGCAGTCAGGGGGCGGCGCAAGCCTTGGCCGAGCCTACGGCGAGCTTGGCGGCCTTCCCGGGCTTGCCGGCCGCTATGGCGTATCCTATGAGAACCAGCCCCTGTCCTTGTACAGGGGAATGCTTGGCCTTGATGCGCAGGCCTACTCCCCGGACGGCGGCTCGCCGCCGGGGGCTTGGGAGCGAGCCGGGATGGTTCCTGACGAGAAAATCATGCTGACCTACAAGCGAGACTTTTAATGGCCGAGCAAATCGAAATCGATGACGAAGACGACCAGACCCTTGCCGGTGAGGTGATGGACTTCAACGAGGACTTGGCTGAGGTTGAGGACATGCCTGACGGCGGGGCGATGATTCGCCTTGCCGATGAGGCAGACCTCGCAGACAACCTCGACCATTTTGACAACATCGTTGACGAGGTTGACCCCGGCCTGCTGGCCGAGGCGGTCAGCGACCTGTTAGACAAAATCGACCGCGACAAAGAAGCACGCGAGAAGCGTGACAAGCAATACGAAGAAGGCCTGCGCCGCACTGGCCTCGGCGACGACGCGCCGGGCGGCGCCCAGTTCTCGGGCGCCAACAAGGTTGTGCATCCGATGCTGATTGAGGCATGCGTCGATTTCTCGGCTCGATTCATGAAGGAAATTTTTCCCTCTGGCGGCCCGGTCAAGGCCAAGGTGCTGGGCGAACACGACGAGGAGAAGATGGAGAAGGCCGACCGCAAATCGGCATTCATGAACTGGCAGACGACCGAGCAGATGCAGGAGTTCCGCGGCGAGCTGGAGCAGCTCAGCACGCAGCTCCCGCTGGGCGGCGGCCAGTACATGAAGATGATGTGGGACGCTCGAAACAAGCGCCCGGTCTCCGAATTCATCCCAATTGATGACATCTATCTGCCGTTTGCCGCGACGAACTTTTACACGGCCGAGCGAAAGACGCACGTTCAGTACGTCACCAAAATGGAATTTGCTCGGCGCGTAAAGTCCGGCATGTACCGAGACATCGAAATTGGTTCGCCATCCAGCTTGGAGTTCAGCAAGGCGTCCATAGCCAACGACAAAATCGAAGGCCGAAAGGAGCTGTCCTATAACGAGGACGGTTTGCGAACCATTTTCGAGGTTTACACCAGCATCGACTTTGGTGACGGCATTGAGCCTTACATCCTGAGCGTTGATAAATCCAGCGGGATGGCGCTCTCCCTGTACCGCAACTGGGAGCCAGACGACGACATGCGTCGCGAGCTGGACTGGATTGTTGAGTTCCCGTTCGTGCCGTGGCGAGGCGCATACCCCATCGGCCTCACGCATATGATTGGAGGCCTCTCAGGAGCCGCCACAGGCGCTCTGCGTGCCCTGCTGGACTCTGCCCACATCCAGAACGTGCCGACGCTCCTGAAGCTCAAGGGAGGCCCCGGCGGCCAGACCATCAATGTGCAGCCAACCGAGGTTGTCGAGATGGAGGGCGGCGCACTGGTGGACGACGTTCGCAAGATTGCTATGCCGCTGCCCTTCAACGGCCCCAGCCCGGTGCTGTTCCAGTTGCTGGGCTTTTTGGTGGATGCCGGCAAGGGCGTTGTGCAGACGACATTTGAGAAGCTAGCCGACCAAAATCCGAACCAGCCGGTCGGCACGACGATGGCCCTGATTGAGCAGGGTATGGTCGTGTTTAGCAGCATTCACTCGAGACTCCACAGCTCAATGGCGCGGTGCCTGAAGATTCTGCATCGGATCAATTCGGCGTACCTGACGCAGGACGACATTCAGGCGCAATCAGCAGGGCTTGAGATTGAGCCGTCTGACTTTGATGGCCCGATGGACGTTGTGCCGGTCAGCGACCCGTCAATCTTTAGCGACACCCAGCGCTTTGCTCAGACTCAGGCCATTGTTCAGCGAGCGGCTCTGCTGCCTCAGCTTTACGATGTGCGAAAAGTTGAGCAGATGTTTCTTCGCAACCTCAAGGTTCCCGATACCGAGGTGTTGCTGCCAAAGCCGGGCGAGGAAAACAAAGACCCGGCGAGCGAGAACGTTGAGGCGACGATGGGCCAGCCGATTTTTGTGCTGCCAAAGCAAGACCACTTGCAGCACATCATGACGCACATGGCGTTCTTGAAATCCAATTTGTTTGGCGCCAACCCCGCCATCATCAAAACCTATCTGTTCCCGATGGCCACGCACCTACGCGACCATTTGCTGAACTACTACATGGTCGAGGCTCATCAGGCAGTGGTGAAGGCGAGGAAGCAGGGGATGATTCAGGACGACCCGACTCAGCAAACCCAAATCATCATGCAGGTTCAGCAATTCATCGAGCAGCAGTTGAGCGGATTTGGCGAAGAGCTAGCGCAAATCACTCAGCAGGCTCAGCAGTTTGCTCCGCCGGCAGGGCCGCCGATGCCGCAAGACAATTCGCTTCAGGTTGCTCAAATCAACGCTCAGGTTCAGCAGTCGGCGCTTCAGCAGCGCTCGCAGTCTGAACAAGCCAAGCTGCAACAGCAGAGTCAGGTTAGCCAGCAGAAGATGCAGTTTGACCAAGCCAAGCTTCAGCAGGATGTACAGCTTAAACAAGCCGAGCTTCAAGCTAAGCAGCAGGCGGCGGCGTTTGACCTTCAAAAAGAACAGATGCGCCAGCAGGCCGCAGACCAAAGGGCCATGCAGGAAATTCAAGCTAGACAACAGATGAACGAAGCAGATAATCAAACCGCGCTTCAATTAGCGCAAGCTGAAATTCTAAGCGGAGAGAGCTTCTCTGTTAGCACTGGCACGGGCATAAATCCCAACCCATAATTTGAGGATATATTGTGAGAGATAAACCTAAACAGGGCACCGTTGACCTTAACAACGGCGCTGTAAAGCAGAAGCATCGTTTGGCGGCAGGCTTAAAGGTTGACGGGCAGAATCTGCCGAGCGCACCGCCAATGCCTAAGACTCCTGCGTGAATTTAGAAACCAAGTTATTAAACCGCCTCAAGGTCGAGCAGCAGACATTTGCGCTGACAGCCTTGAAGCGGCCTATAGAACGCGATGCCTTTGAGTACGGGTATCGAGTGGGTCTCGTAGCAGGCTACGAGGCGGCAATCAATGTGCTTCTTAAACTGATTGATGAGGAGGAAACAGGTGGTAACGACCTCTAATGAGGACGCCCTAGCGAATGCTTTTCCCGCTGTAGAAGCTGGGATTCAGCCTTTCGGAAGCCGCGTTCTGGTGCAAATTCGCACGCCGAAGAAAAAGACCGATGGTGGCATCATCATTGACTTAGGCACGCAGGATACGGAGAAGTGGAACACGCAGGTGGCGAAAGTCATTTCCGTTGGGCCGCTAGCATTCCGTAATCGAAACACGATGGATGCGTGGCCTGAGGGAGATTGGTGCAAACCCGGCGATTATGTTCGCGTTGCGAAATATGGCGGAGACCGCTGGGAGGTTCCAGTCGGCAATGGCGAGACCGCGCTGTTTGTGATTTTCAATGACCTCGACATCATCGGGCAGGTAATTGGTGACCCGCTGAAAGTTCGAGCTTTCATCTGAAGGGAGATGAGAAATGAGCCAAACCATGCAGGAAAATGACGACGACGAATTGCAGTACGAGGGTAATGACGAGGAAATCGTCATTCTTGAAGATGCTAAACCTGAATATGCTGACCCTTCCTATGCAAATCAGGAAGGGGGGCAAGTTGATAATGACTACGACGAGCGCGAAGCG